TTTACAGAGGCAGGATTCATATTTTTATTAAGCATGATTTCCGCTACCTCAATCGGATTATACTTCCTGTATTCAACCGGAATCTTTCCATATACTCCATATTCCAACATCGCTTCTCTAATATCCATCGGAATTTTCAAAGTTTTCAAAGCCTTTTGTTGTTGTGGAACGGAATAGGGCTGATAATTACTGTCCCAATTCCCGAATACAGAAGTAACATAAAGAATCTTTTCTGCTAATCTTATTTTCATTTCTATATCGATTTGAATTATTTAAAAATTCTCCTTAATCCTAAATTAACAGCATCAGTCTTGGCCTCATTGGACGGGTGCACATATATGTTTAACGTGGTGCTCACGTCTGAATGCCCAAGGATGGTCGACACAGTTTTGACATCAATTTTATTCTCAATAAGAGTTGTAGCGAAAGTGTGCCTAAGCCCATGATACTTGATACAATGGTCCAGTTTTACCTTTTCAAGTATAAACTCCTTATAATAATTGCGTAACGTCCGTGGCTCCGTATAGTGTTCATCGCAAGTGCATACATAGTAGTTGGGATTACATACGGCAGCAAACTTCTTGACCATAGGAAGAATATTCTTTAAAATGGGAATGTATCTATCGGAGTTTGAAGTTTTGGGAGTACCAATCTCGATATGGGTTCTTGCCTTACCAAATACCCCTTCATTATCCGGCACATATACACGTTGCAAAGTCTTGCATACATGTATGGTTTTGTTTGTAAGGTCTATATCTTCCCATTGCAAGGCACATACCTCACCTACACGCATACCGGAACATATCGTCAGCAAAATCCCAAGATTCCGAGGAGACGGGTTCTCCAAAGCGTAATCCACTATCTTCTTATATTCAGCCGGAGAATAACGTTCCAGTTTTTGAGCGGCTATCTTGTTCTTGCTCGGCCATATCATCTTCCATGTAATGTTATGTACCTCAAGGTCCAGATCTTCATCAGCGAATCGAATCAGCATCTTCAAAACTATAAGTATGTCGTTGCAAGATTTCACGGACAATCCTGCCGTATCCATCAGGTCATTTAAAAATGGAACAATGATTTTCTTATTCAACTGTTCTATCTCCATATCTCCGAACGCAGGAGCCAGCTTTCTTAGATATATCAATTGATAAGTAGACAATGAACTGAGCTTCACCTGTCTTGCCTTTACATGAATCCATTCCTTATACACATCATCCAGTTTCATGATTTTTGTTTTATTACATCGTTAATATTGGCTTTGATAATCTCTGAAAAAGCAAGCGGATCGTCTTTCCGGTTGAGTAGGATATACTTTTGCTTTACTTCCATAGTGAGCGCATCTCCATGATAAACATATCCCATAATTCCACGAATAGACAAGTTGAGAAGCAGGATGGGAATCGACCTTGCAGACAGGTCCCAACATGTCACCATATTCTGAGATGGAAAATAATCCCACGGAGCAACTTTGTTACGACGCTGCTGCCAGTCGGCAATTATCATAGAACCATTTCCTGCTGTCGGCTCATGTACATGCCCACTCTGACCGGTTAATGCCGAACAAAGAATACCAAGAGATTTAGGAGTGAAAAACTGACCTTTCTGCTTACTCTCTGCCAATTCAAACTCGTATAACTTCTGAAACCAGTCGTAAGACATGTCATTTTCGTTCAACCGGATAAGTTCACAATAAACCTCATCTCTTCGCTCTAAATTTCCTTCCAATAAGCCCATTATGGCACTGGGAAGGTCATTAATATCTTCGAGGTCGAAGATTCTAATAACATCCTGACTCGTCATCGTTTATAGTCTATTTCTGCCAACCAATCATTATCACTTTCAAAATACATCTTATAACCTCTCACCGTTTTATGCCCTTTCTTTTTTAGACAGACATCACTGATGTGAGAAGCAGTAATATTCAGCTTTTCACCGGCAGATATTACCGAATCATACCTACCGACTAACTTTCCATCTTTAATTGCTACAACCGCCTTCTTGTTAGTACCACCACCAGTTTTGTGAGGCATGCTACGTCCTTTTTCCAAATTCTTTAAGCATCTACGTTTACTCCATCTTGAATGGAATTTCAACTTCTTACCTTTGTTATGAGGGGTGTGACCTTTCAGGAACCTGCCATTTACCAAATTCCTTGTAGGGCGTTCTATGGGTATATATAATTCACTCATTTCTATATCGTTATGAATATCAATTATCAAATATATGCGCAAACACACTCTTCTCATCAGCCAGCTCCAACCCAAGCTGTGAAGGGAACCGCTTGATGTAATTATAAAACTCGAACATTTTCTTATCATCGTCTCCGCACCGGTCTACCAACAATCTGATAAACGCAAGAAGGCAATCGGAATCGTTTCCAAAATTCTCCTGTGTGGAGAATTGGGTTTTGTCAACGTCCTGTTTCAATTTACGAATAGAAGCTATAGCTGTGTTGAAATTGCGTTTTGCATCGTGGCGCAACTCATAGCCTTGCTTCCCCATTTCACTTCTCAAATCATAGAGAAGGGTTTCTACGACATCTGTCAACACATAGGTTAAGTTGAGGGTAGTATTAAGATTTGTTGTTCCTACTAACATAGCTTTACTTGTTTCTTATTTGGATAAATCCACGTTTTTCTGTCTCTCTAAGGAGTTCCATATCTTCTTCCTTGATATCACAGGGAGTCTCACCGTTTACGGTAGTATAGTCCGGAATATTAAACTTATCCCTGATTTTCTTTTTGATTCTAGGGATGTCTTTAGGATCAAGATGCTTTGTTTTCCAATAGATAGTTACTTTCATGATTCTTGCTTACTATAAAATTCTTCTAATTGCATTTTATGCTTTTCAAACTTTCTTTTGGCTAGCTCATCCATTAAACTGTTAGATATACGCAAAGCATTGATAGCAGATTCATCCCCAGATGCTGCACGCTTTTCAAGTTCCGTCCTATACTCTTCATAGAACATACCGGACATAGGCTTTAACTCATCCTCTATATGCGATTTATGCTCATTCCAAGACTGGGTGTCGGCAGCAGCACATCGTTCTTTGTTATACTCACGAAGCCAACTCATAATCACCTGCCCATCAATACGATTGTATATTCGTCCGTATTTCATCTTCATGGCATTTTTAAAACAGAGCTTCAAGTCGTCCATTTTGAAATACGGATATTCCTCCATAATCAAATCAACGGTTATAGCTACCTGAACATCAGACATGGTTTCAGTAGCATTGAAAAACTCCAAAGCATCGGCAAGTAAAAAAACAACGGCTGCTCTTGACTTTGTTTCTCCAAGTATCTTTGTGATTGTTCCTATTGCTGGTTCTGAACTTAAAAATACATCTTCAATCGTTTTGGGGCGAAGCATCTTGCAGTATTGCTCCGGCGAGGTTTTTAAGGCGACCAACCGACTCTCTTCTTGTGGCAGCAGTATCAGTTCGTTTTCCATTGTAATTACCTTCTAAAATTTTAGTATAATTTGCTTGTTTAAATATCCAATCAAAGTTACACTTCCAGTTGCGGTCATTTCCTCCAAGAAGAAAGGGACTCTGAAGAACAAGATTGAAAGCTGTTCTGACGGATTCTTTGCCATATTGGGATATCCGGGCTTTTACGGCTTTCTTTCTATCCTCGGTCATTGACTTTATCTGCTGAAGTTTGTCTTTGAATGTAGCGTTATAGTATTCCATCAATCCATTGTAATCAACCTTTTCAGAGAGGGAGAGCGAAGAAAGCTTGTCTTTCTTTGATACTCCGTTAGGAGTATTTTCTTTCTTTTGATTATTAAGAGACATATCTATGTACTCTCTTTCTTTATCTTTCTTTGTATTTGTGCCCTCCGTGTGCCCTAATTTTTGTGAAAATTCAAATTGTGGCGGGTTATTATTCATAGGCTGTGCCGCAAGTTGTGCCCTTAGTTGTGCCCATTCTTCTTTTAAACTATTGATTTCCATGTTAATATCCGTGCCCTTGATTGCGTCCTTAGTTGTGCCTACATCGTTATATTCGTCATATTTGCACAATGTTATGATATTGATGCCTTGCGTACATTCAGAAGTTATCATGCCTTCTTTCCGTAGGTGCTCCAAAAAAGAACGGACTTTCTTTTCTGACCATTGCCAACGTTTTGCTAAAAACCTAATGGATGCTGGGTATTGCCCACGATTATAGATCACCTCTCGACCTCCGATACACTCCTTTCGGGGCGTTGCATCAAATCGTGCTGACTGTATTAAGTCTAACCACGCTTCGCAACTGCTAAATGTCCGGGCTTCATTCCACATTATATTCGAGAAGAACCTGCGGCTTAGTTTTATAAATCCTTTATCGTTTTCCATTTGCTTAGAATCTCACGTTTGTTAATTGTCTTCCTTTAGAGCAAACTACCCATTTACCATTACCGCTATCAAACAACCGTAAATCAGAGACTTCGCCAAAACGTTTGATATTACCGCATAAATCCACAATCCAGCCGTATTTTTTGGAAGGGTGGGGGCGGATAGCTCGACCGACTATCTGATACCACATGGCGAGCGACATCGTAGGACGTGCCATAACAACGGTATCAAGTTCTGGGTAATCGAATCCACAAACCAGTACACCCACATTGGCTACTACCGAAATCTCACCAGCTTTGAACGCTTCGAGTATTCTTTCACGCTCTCCTTTTGGAGTATCGCCCGAAACGATAGCACAATCGGGAATTGAATAGGTCAATCTTTCGGCTTCTTTCAAGAACCGGGTAAAAACTAAAATTCCTTTCCGTTTGCCTCCTGCCTTAGGATTCATCAGCCTTTGGACGATATGAACGAGATAGCCGTAGAAGTCTATGCGTTCATACTCCTTTTGGACTGACTTGTCCGTGTAGTCGGCACCGGTAGTATTCACTTTCAAATTGAGTTCGTTCCATCCCGAAGGGTTCATTGGGTAATAGTTTAGCTTAGCCAAATACCCCATATCTAAAAGAGTAGATACTTGTACATGATAAATGACTTCTGAAAAAACATGGGGCTTTGTCCGTGTGATGAATTTTAGCATAGAGCCAAAGTCACGGCTGGATGAAAGCCGGTAAGGTGTGGCCGTCAATCCTAAGACTTTGCACTTTACAGCTTCAAAGAAATCCTTATACATTCCCTCTTTGGGGTTTACCAAATGGCATTCATCAACAATGATGTTCTTGAAGTGGGTAAACAGCTCAGGATGATTCTTCACACTGCCGATGGTGGCAAATGTTATCCGGCTTATTTCTTTTGAGTTAAAGGATGCAGAATAGATGCTGCAATCAAGAATGCCGTATGAGCAGAGTTTCTTGAAATTCTGTTCGAGTATTTCCTTACTCGGCTGAAACACCAAAGTGTGCCCCTCAAGCCTTGCTGCTATATCCGCTATGATAAGGCTCTTTCCGCTTCCGGTCGGTAACACCATGATAGCGTTTGTCTTCTTTGCCTTGTTATTGAAAAAAGAAACGGCTGCATCAGAGGCTTTTTGCTGGTAATCACGTAGTTTGTACATATCTATCTTCTGATTTAATGATAAAAGGGGAATCCTCACTAAGTTTGGAAAGAAATGTCCGGATTATATAAGCCTGTTCCTTACTTAATCCAACCGGAGAGAATGAACCATCATTATTCTTGACCATCATGACAAATGTTCCTGATTCCAAATCATTCATAACCCTTTCTCCTTTCGTAACTTCTTATTAAGTGCTTTGTAATACTTGATTAGCTGTTCATAATCAAAATCTGATTTCTTATAATTTTGAGGATTATCCTTCGAATCTTTTATTTTCCATTTTAATAAATCAAACTTCTGTTGTCCGATTTTGGCTATCAAATTCTCACGGTAGCCTTCCAAATGGTCGGCTTTGAATCTATTGCAGTTGTGCATGGCATAGCCGTTAGCAATGAAAGTACGCGTATCCGTTTCCATCACGACAATCTCCTCTTTACCTATATATTTGATACTTTTCACTTTGGTATCATATTGAGATTTTAGTTTGCCAAGTTTTTCAATATCCACCTTTTCAATTTTATGCGGACGAACACGCATTAAAAATTGGAGCTTCTCTATGTTTGTACCTGTTATAAGAAATTGCCAAGATTGATACGTTTTTTTAAACGTGCCACGCCTATTTGAATCTTCCATCATCTGCCGACAAGTTTTATTATTTCCTGTGAACTTTTCAAGTAAGCGTTTTATTTCAGAGCAAATATCCATGTACTTCTCACATTGGGCTATACCGACACGAAAACCATAGCGTTTCGTCCCATCTGGATTAGAAATATTCTGTTGACAAATATGTCCGTCAGCATCAATCATTCCCGCAATCCATCCGCTTTCATAGGATTTTTCTTGTTGTATTACTTGAAATGGTTTACAGACAATGGTCGTAGTCCTATCTGTATGAGGTCCGGTCTTGTGCTTCCCATGAAGATTTACGCCATTAACCCACATTTCTTGTGTTTCAATCCATGTGTATGAAGTTCCTTGTCTTGCCCTTGCGAGCCATTTATGGTTAGCAGTTGTCTTCATTTTATCTCCATTCTCTAACTCTACCTCATACACATCTTGAATATCACGTTCTATGTGTGTAACCCTTCCAACCCTATATCTTCGTGAAGTTTTATAAATTACTTCTTCGTCAAAAGCAAATATTTCTTCACCAACACTAATTTCACCAAGCTGTTTCCATATAAAATCTTTCATTAAGACGAGAGAATCCGGTGTTAAACAGTGTCGGCATTCGGCATGACAATTGTTTTCATCAAAACGGGTCGCCAAATGCGTGCGGCTGAAATAGTGACCGCAGTCAGCTTGCTCAAACGGCTTTATCTGCCCGCAAGAGATACATCTAAAATACCCGTTTGGCATTGCATCACGAAGCCGGATAAAAAGGGAAAACTCCTTGTCGAGCTTAGCTTTCAAATCCGGCTTCTTCTTTACTGTTACCCCTGCTTTATCAAACAGAGGTAAAGGCTTGTCTTTCTTCTTAGCCTTTTTCTTTATGTAGTACATACTTTCTGATTTACCTAATTAAAAGCCCCGAAGCATATTCTCCGGGGCACAACCATTATTTACTAACCCTTGCCATTTATGTGTGGCTCACATTTATGTGGGACAAGCAGGAGTCGAACCTGCACAAGTATCGTCCGGATAGGTTTTCGACTAAATTTACTCACACATCCCCGGCACCGGTCTTGATGACATCCATTCTTATGTACACTCAGAATTTCCGTTCATTTAGTCTTAGCGCCCTATGACCATTTTGTCCCATGTTCGCCCGCCAATCTTCACAGACAAGCAGACTGGGGTAAAAGGTTAACAAAGCTATCTTAACAGCTCACTTTTGCGGATTATAGCCCTACCGGTTACAATAGTATTTTCCATATTGTGAGACAATGTGCTTTGTTTGATGCCTATCTGATCTTCGGATAAATGCCGGAAGATACCCGTTACCGAACTGAAGTAATAGTTCCGCTTTTCGAAGATCAGGTAGACGTGGATTACTTTAGTTTTTCGCATTATTTTCACCAAACTTATGTTGTTGACACCAATTTGATTTAATAACCTTAAAACCACCAATTCCACAACGAAGATTCTTCTCACACTCCCAATAACTTCCAGGAACGAACGAAGGTTCTTTCACTATCTCACTTGTAAAGTGAAGACAATTATTACAGCATGGGCATTTCTTCTGGAACCCTTGCTTTTCTCTGTTTTCTGACTGTTTACTCATTTGGCTTTATTTTATTTCAAAACTTCCAAATAACAGCTATTTGGAATCAAATGTAATTTTTGTTTCTTTGAACCTCTATCTCCATTAACTGTAATAGTCGATCCTCATCGGGGCTAGGAAGATATATTCCTGCTTCCCCAGAACTCCAATCCCTAAAACGAGTAATTGCATTACTCATTTCTTCTGTATCTAATTCAGCAGAACTTCGAAGTATTTTGATGTTACCCAAATACTTGTCAGAAACTTCTTTTATGAAT